TTATACAGGTAAATTAGATAAAGAAACATTAGAGAAACATGGATGGCAACCATTTCCATATACTCTTAAATCAGAAGTATCTACTTATCTTGAAAGTGATGAAGATTTAAATAAACTATTAGCTAAGAAACATATCTATGAGGAAATGATAGAAGCTTGTACAAGTATCATGAAAGAATTGAATTCTAGAACATTCCAACTTAGATCATTTATTGATTATGAGAAATTTATAAGTGGAAACTAATTTAATAATAACAAAAAGAAACGAAGCATTAATTCACGTTAATTGTGAACGAAGTATAGCAAAAGAATTATCTGAGTATTTTTCTTTCAGAGTTCCTGGTTTTCAATTCACACCAGCCTATAAAAACAAAATATGGGATGGTTATATAAGATTATTCAATCTACAAACCAATACAATCTATTATGGTTTAATAGAGTATATAAAAACATTTGCCGAAGAAAGAAAATATACTCTAGATATAGATTCAAAAATAATCACAGCAAAAAACTTCTCTGCTGTAGAAGCTAATCAATTCATAGAAGCACTAAAGCTTCCTATTCAACCGCGTGATTATCAAATAAAAGGATTTGTAGATGCCATCAGAATGAAACGTATGGTAATCGTTTCTCCTACAGCATCAGGTAAATCACTTTTATTATATCTGATTACACGATTCATCAAACTTAATCATACAAAAGGAATATTGATTGTTCCGACCACTTCTTTGGTTGAACAAATGTATTCCGATTTCCAGAATTATGGTTGGAATGTAGAAAAATATTGTCATAGACAGTACCAAGGTAAAGAAAAGAATACTGACAAATTCCTTACAATAACCACATGGCAATCTGTATATAATTTACCTAAGGAGTATTTTGAGCAATTTGATTTTGTATTAGGAGATGAGGCGCATCAATTTAAGGCTAAGTCATTGACTACTATTATGACTAATTTGGTTAATGCTGATTATAGGATTGGATGTACAGGAACATTAGATGGGACCAAAACGCATAAGCTTGTATTAGAAGGTTTATTTGGGCTAGCGAAAAAGACTGTAGATACGAAAGAGTTGATGGACCAGAAGATTCTTGCTGAATTGAGGATTAAGTGTTTAGTTTTGAAATATTCTGAAGAGAGTTGTAAGATAGTCAAAGGATTTAGCTATCAAGAGGAAATAGACTATATAGTTAGTAATAAAGCAAGAAATGAATTTATTAGAAATCTTGCTGTCTCATTGAATGGTAATACTCTATTATTGTATCAGTTTGTTGAAAAGCACGGACAGATATTGTATAATATGATTTTAGAAGTTGCCAAGGATAGAAAGGTATTTTTTATTCATGGTGGGGTAGAGACTGATGAAAGAGAAAGAGTGAGAGCCATTACTGAAAAAGAGAATGATGCGATTATTATTGCGTCATATGGAACATTTTCAACTGGTATTAATATTGTCAATTTGCACAATATTATATTTTCTTCGCCTTCAAAGTCAAGAATTAGGAATCTTCAATCAATTGGTAGAGGTTTGCGTAAAGGAACAGAAAAGACTGATGCCACATTGTTTGATATAGCTGATGATTTCAGGATAGGCAAATTTACTAATTTCACATTAAATCATTTTCTTGAGCGAATCAAGGTATATGATGAAGAAAAATTCAAATATAGATTTTATAACATAGAGTTGAAAAATGGATAAAGAGACAAAAATTATTAGAATGGTAACTGGTGAAGATATTGTTGCAAGTATGGAATCTACAGAAACAGAGGGTTGTGCTTTATTAATCAATCCTATGAGAATTGTATTTCGTAGAATGCCAAATGGCAAATCTGTTTTGTTTATGACACCTTGGTTACCTGCTGAATTATTAGAATCAAATCAGACAGAAGTATATTCAGAAGATATTATTACTGTCATGACACCAAAAGCAGAATTTATTGAATATTATGAAAATCTTCTCATTGAAGAAAATAGTTATTCTAATGAAAAGGATATAATGCTTCGTGAAGAGCTTACTAAGATGACTGAATCACTACATGAAGAATCAGAAGAGTTTGAATCAATGCATATAGATAAGAAATTTCTGCACTAAGGGCACAACCATTATACAAGACAGGAAAATCCTGTCAAGTGGAAAATAAGGAAAATATGATGAAGGGTAACCATTATGTATCAAACGAGGAATTCCTCAATGCTTTAATAGACTATCGGAAGAAAGTTAAAGAAGCGCAAGCAGCAAATAAATCAAAGCCAATTATATCCAATTACATTGGTGAATGTTTTCTTAAAATAGCGGAACATTTGTCTAGGAAACCTAATTTCATTTCCTATAGTTTTAGGGATGAAATGATTTCTGATGGCGTAGAAAACTGTATTCAGTATATTGATAATTTTGATCCAGAAAAATCAAAAAATCCATTTGCATACTTTACACAGATAATTTACTATGCTTTTATCAGACGAATTCAGAAAGAAAAGAAACAATTATATGTAAAATACAAAGCAACAGAACAATTCGGAATCTTAGATGATGATGAAATAATGGAACTTGAAGATAGTAAAGTGTTGACACAATTTGAACTTCATGATAATATCCTACGATTCATTCAAACCTTTGAAGATACCAAAAAGAAGAAAAAGGAAAAAGTAAAAGGTATTGAAAAATTTTTATCGGAATAAATTATGAAAATAGCTTTGATAAACGACACCCATTTCGGTGCGCGTGGTGATAATCTCAGCTTTAATGAATACTTCTTTTTATTCTGGGAAAATATATTCTTTCCATATCTTGATAAACACAAGATAAAGACTGTAGTTCATCTTGGCGATGTTGTAGATAGACGAAAGTTTATTAACCATAACATTGCCAATGATTTCCAGAATAGATTCATGAAAGTATTATGGGAAAGAAAGATTGATACCCATATACTGATTGGTAATCATGATACTTATTACAAGAATACCAATAAAGTAAATGCAATACGGAATCTATGTTCCACATATGATGGTGTTAATGAACCTTTTATATATGAAGATCCTAAGATTGTTGAGTTTGATGGGTTGCCAATATTATTGATGCCATGGATATGTGACGATAATTATGCGGAAAGTATTGATCTTCTTAAATCAGCTAATGTTGAGATTGTATTTGGACATTTTGAGATTGCAGGTTTTGAAATGGATAGAAATAATGTATGCCATGAAGGTCTTGACAGAAAGATGTTTGAAAGATTTGACATGGTTTTTTCTGGTCATTTTCATCATAAGTCAAGCGATGGTACTATTCAATATCTAGGTAATCAATATGAAATGACATGGACTGATTATGATGATCCACGTGGTTTTCATGTCTTTGATACCGAAACAAGAGAACTTAAATTCATTCGCAATCCATATAAAATGTTCCATAAAATCAAGTATGATGATACTGAACAAACCATGGAATATTGGCAAGCTATGAATATGAGTGAATATAAAAATACAATGGTAAAGGTGATTGTAGTTAATAAACAGAATCCATATCTTTTTGATACTGTTATTGATTCCCTATATAAAGCTGAAGCAATGGATATTAGTATTGTGGAAGATTTCACAGATATTATTGAAAATGAAGAAGTTGATGAAGTTGATTCGGCTGAAGATACTATGACTATTCTTTCAAAACATATTGATTCATTGACATTGAATGTTAATGGTGATAAACTGAAGTCTTTCATGAAAGAATTGTATGTGGAAGCATTAAATACGGAAACCAGTGAATGATTTTATTTGAAACTATAAGATGGCGTAATTTCCTCAGTACAGGTAACTATTTCACAGAAATAAATCTTAATAAAGCTGCAAATACTCTAGTTATTGGAACCAATGGTGCTGGTAAAAGTACAATGCTTGATGCATTGTGTTTTGGTCTATTTGGTAAACCTTTCAGAAAGATTAATAAGCCTCAGTTATTGAATACTATTAATCAAAGAGATTGTTTGGTAGAGATTGAGTTTAAACTGAATCATAAACAATATAAGATTGTTCGTGGAATCAAGCCTAATGTATTTGAGATTTATCAAGATGATGTTTTATTGAACCAGAATGCTGCTAATAGAGACTATCAAGATTTTCTTGAAAGATTTATTCTCAAGCTTAATTTCAAGTCATTTACACAGATTGTTATTCTTGGATCTGCATCATTTACACCATTCATGCAATTGACTGCTGCTGATAGAAGGTCCATTATTGAAGATTTGTTGGATATCCAGATTTTCTCAACAATGAATAGTATTCTGAAAACAAAAGTTGTTGATAATAAAGATATGACAGAACAATCAAAATTATTGATTGAATCATGTACAGATAAAATAAATATGCAGAAAAAGTTCATTGAGTCAATGAATCAGAATGAAAAAGATTTGATTGTCTCATATGAAAAAGAGATTGCTAACAATAATGTTGAGATAGAAAAGATAAATGCCTCTATCAGTAAAACAACACAAAATATTGAAGAACTTCTTGGAAGAATCACAGACAAAGAAACAGTCAAAGATAAGTCCAAGAAGTTGGCTCAATTTGAAGCAAGCATTGAAGGTAATCTTTCAAAGCATAAAAAGACTCTTGAGTTTTTTCAAAATAATGACAATTGTCCGACTTGTAGGCAAAGTATTCAACAACAATTCAAAACAGAACAAATAGAAGCACAAAATAATAAAATTGTTGAATGCGAGACAGCACTAGAAGATATTGAAAAGAAAATAACTGCTGTTAATACAAGAATCAATGAGATTGATAGTCTTGTCAAATCAATCAATGATCTTCAGTCTAAAGTAACTTCCTTCAATACATCAATAACGGAAATAAACAAGTTCAATACAAAGTTGAATGAAAAGATAGGTGTATTAAAGAAAGCAAGTAAGGTAAATACAAAGGAAGAGATCAAGCTTGAAGAATTAAAGAATGAACAGAAAGAACTTGAGGATAAACTGAAAACTCTTATTGAGCAGAAAAATTATCTGGACGTTGCATCTGTTCTTTTGAAAGATTCAGGAATCAAGACAAAGATTGTTCGGCAATATCTTCCTATAATAAACAAGTATGTCAACAAATACTTGGCTTCTATGGACTTTTTTGTTAATTTCAATCTTGATGAATCATTTAAAGAAAC